TTATTATTATTAAATAATAATTTATTATGTATTTTTGTATAATAACATTCAAGGTTCGGTTTTAATCATATATACTTATATTAAGTTAACAATCTTTTATATATTATCGTTTCATTCTTTTTATTTCTTTATCGGAGAGGTATGATTCCATGTAGTCATAGTGTTCGTATCATATACCTAAACCGAACATAGGGCCGAATGATGAGTAATCTCTTATTATAATACTAATATCTTGCTCATGTTCCTCATCTTCAGTTATTATGTTTATAAATCTCTCTTGGTCTTCAATGATGCAGCTACATCTGTTTATTTCTTTTTTTTGGTCTTCTCCTGGTAAGATAGATCTTATCGGTAGTATTATATTTTTTTTTTTGTAATTATATCATTTTCTTTGCTACCCGTTCATCCTTCTCTATATAAGACAAATAGTATGTCTAATACAAATAATATGTTTTTTATATCATACTTTATTACTATTTTAGTTAGATTCTGGTCATTGAAGTCTTGGATAATAAACCTGGAATCTTTTTTTGTATGATATTTTATTAGATACTCATCATCTTTTTTTTCAAATTTTTCTATGTTTTCATATACTAGTTTTATTAGATCATTATCGTCTAATCAAATTTCTTGGTAGCCTCCGCATAGATCTAGTGCGGGATATATAGCTGAATCCATACAATTAAATTCATATTTTTCTTGATTTCTTAATTTTATCTTTTTTTCTAATTTTTTTTTTATTCTTTCTTTTATCTCCTTGTATACGTTATTACTCATTCTCTATATAAACTGTATTTATCACTTATCGTAGTAATCTTTTTCGTTTTCTCATTTTTTTATTAGTTCTTTTTTGTTTTTTTCTATGTTAAATTTATCTATATCCTCCATTTCTTTTCATATTCTTTTACCTAAATCTTCTCTCTTTAATTTTAGAAGTTCTTGTTTTTCATCATCAGTTATATTGATTTTTTCTTTTATGAAGTATGTTTCTTTTTTAGTAATTTTATCTTTTACTATTCTTTCATTAAAACTTAGATACATATCAGCCATAGCTATTTGTGTATTTAGTCCTATAAAATTGAAGTTATTTCTTAAATCATAACGATCTACCATTTCTTTATTTAGATTTTCTCTAAATTCATATCTTTCATGATACTTATCTCCTTTTTTGGTTTGTACCATATATTGATTCCTACCGCTTACCTGTCTTCCTATTAGTGTTGATTCTATTTTTTCGTCTGTATCATATAATCTTACAACTTTACCGCTAGTGAGATTAGCGTGAAGATTCTCGGTTTTTATTACCGTATGCCACTTAGCCCAATCATTGTTTTTTTCTTTTTCTTGTCCTATTATTTTACACCCATTTCTAATGTTTGTTAGTATTTCATTAAATTTTCTAGAACCGTTTGTTTTTATTTTATAATCTTCTATTTTTATTTTTAAACTATCTGTGTAATATAATTCATTATTATAGTCTTTATTAATCACAAAAATAATCGATCAACATATTCTTTTCATTATCATTTTTAATTTTATTTTATAGTTTTTTTTAATTATAGAAAAATCTAAAAATTCGGTATAGGATAAAACGTTTTCTACATAGTTTTTAGAAAAACCTGTTATTTTCAAAAAACCTATTTTTGTAAGATTTTGATATAATTTTTTTTTTTTTTTGCTATGTAAGAGTATATAAAATCATAAGAAATGTTGTATTGATTTTGATTTCAGTCTTTTATGATTATTAGTAATATATTATAATACGATTCATTATAATTTATACATAAACTTTCGGTTCTTCATTTTTTTATTTTTCTTGAGATATCTACTTTTAAAGAAAATGATATTAATATTGTTATAATTATTAAAACAAAAAATCTTATTCTATTTAGTATAGTAATAAGATGAAATACTGGATAAATAATTAATAAAATTATGAAGAATATTATTTTTTTATATAAATTTAAATTTTTTATTCTTATAAAAAAATCACTTATAAAATTTTCTTTTATAAAAATACACTCTATAGTTGCTAATATGAAAGATGTTATTGCTATTAAAAAAAATATATTTATTAATGTATATAAGATGTTCATTATATAAACTGTACTTTTTAAAAATAAACGTAATCTAAAAAATTCAAAGCTCTTGTTTCTTTTTTATTATATAAAAAAATTCTTTTATCGTATTTAGATATTCAATATTTTTTATTTATTATAAAATTTTTTAACGAAAAATCTGATTTTTTTATATAAAAAAAATCATTAACCTCAATATCCTTGTTTTCGTAGAATTTTTTTTTTAAGTTTATAAAGTCTATATTTGAACTATTATATCCTTTTATTTTAATACTCTCTTTTTCTTTTTTTTTATATACAATACCATAGGTTTTAGGTGATATAAAAACAGCATCTTTTATCTCAGTATCGTCTTTTTTTGGGTCTCAATAAACTTCACCGTGTGTTTGATTTAAAACATTTTTTTTATAAGCTACATATAAACTATCCGTGTCGGAATATAAAATTCTACCTCCGTTAGCAATACAGTTCTGCTGTGCTTTATATAATTTTATACGGGCTTTAGAGGTTATAGCAGATGCTATAGAGATATTATTTTTTGTTTTTTTTATATCGTTTTCTTTTTTAAATTTTTGATCTATTTCTACTTTAATCATTATATAACCATTTAATTCTATATAATCTAAAATTTTATATTTTTTATTATAATAATTAAACTCTTCTTTTTTTATAAAAAAAGAATGAGTATTTACTTCCTGCATACCTATTCTTCCGTATAATGAATTTACCATAAGTTTAGCGAATGTTTTATAATCATTTCCTTTGTTTCTTATATTCTCAAAATAATCTATAAAATCCGAAAAAACATAATCAAAATTTTCAAATTCAATAGAATAATGAATTTTTTTTATAATACCTCCCATTTCTATAAATAAAATTATTTCCTCAAATCAGTATAATCCTTTATTCACCCCATTTGTGAATAGTAATTTTTTGTTTATAAAATTATGATGAGGTAAAACCGGTATATACATATCAGAATAATATTCAATAAAATAATAACCAGGTTTTTTTATTATTTTACAGTCTGTATTTATATAATATTTCCCAAAACAAAATTTTTCTTTCATACATTTACCGTACATACCAGAAAAATCAAAATGATAGATATTTTCATCATCATAGGGGTTACCGTATACTTCACATCTACCGCCAAAATATGATTGTCTTATTTGTGAATCTATTAAGTTACTATTACTTAGTTTAATTTTTTTTATATTAAACCTTTCATTGAATATTTTCAATGATAAAGAAGGAGCTGAGTAAGATTTTTTTAGGTCTATATTTATATCATTTAACATAGAAGATAGCAAATTAACGAAAAGACTGACGATTTCTACGTCTCTTTTGCAATATTCTATAGAGTATTCTTTGAAATTAAAATTACCGTTATTATGAATTTTAAATGTTTCATAATCTTGCTCACTATTAAAATAAAATGATTCAGGGGCTTTTCCTATATAATTTAAATTTTCTTTTTTAGAAAACTTATATGGAAAAATCATTTTAGAGGGTAAACTAAAACTATATGAGATATTTTTTAATGAAATAGGTAAAATTTTAAATGAACACTTGAATTCTAAAATAACATCATTATAACTAATTTTTATGTAATATATAGAATTATCTCTTAAAAAAACATCAAATTTATATGTTTTATTAGAAGATAAAGATATTAAAATAAGTATACCATCAAAATTTAGATTGTGAACATAAAAGACATTATTTTTATTTAATTTTAAAGATAAAATCAATTTTAATGATTCATTAATTATATCACATTTTTCTTTATAATATATATGATAATATTTTTTTTTATGTATAAAGCATATACAATAAGGAATTATGTTATTATTTTCATCTACAAAGGTTTCAATATCATATGCATTTACCATTTCTATATAAACTGTATTTTACATATTTCTATATTTAAAATTTATACAGTGTATATAGTGTTATCAGATATAGAAAATAAAATAAGCTTGAATAAAAAAAAAAATAGTTTTTTTAGATTTTATATAAATACTAATACCTTTTCTATAGATATAATTTATGATATAAAACAAGAGTTAGAACTAGAAAATCTTTTTTTAATAATAAAATCTTACTCATTAGCTAGAGAAAATTTAATAAAAGGTATGTATGTTATAGCTTCAAACGAAGATTTTTATAAGAATAATATAAAACCTAGTTTTTTTAGATCAATATCATTAAATAAAATAAATAAAATAAGCTATTTTGATTTTAGTTTATTTTATCAAGAAATGATCGAAAATGATTTAGAATTTTATTTAAATAAGTACGAGTTTTATGGATTTAAAATAATTTTTATGAAAGAATCGATTATATGAGAAACTAAAAATTTTTATCCAAAATATCCTTGAGAAAAAAATTTTAAAAATCAATATATTTTAGATAACAATATACTAAATAATTATAATAAATTAAAAAAAGAAAATTTTTTATTAAAAAAAAAAATAAAATACAGTTTATATAGAAATGATAGAAAAAGAAAATAAAAATATTGACTTATTGATAGAAGATATTAAAACAATGGAAAAAGAATTTTTTTATAACGATAATGAAGATTTTTTTATAAACTACTATAGTTTTATTCAAAATAGCTCAAAAAATAAAAAAATTGTATTGGATATATTTAGTAATCTAACTAAAGAAAAAAATAAAAAAATACAAAGATATATAAAAGAAATAACAAATAAATTTAAGAAAAAAACAAACTATGATAATTTTTATATAATAAAATCAAATAAAAATTTTATTGATTTCGCATTTTCTATAATAATAACAAAAATTTTTTCAAGAAAATCAATATATAATTTCAAAGAAAAAGAAATTATTCAAGATATTTATTCTATAAATAATGAATTATCATCTAAAATCGAACAATTTTTTGTTTATTTAGAAATTAAATTAGAAAAAAAAATAGATATAGATTATAAAATTATAAAAGATCTTTGTATGGCTATATTAATTTCGCTTACGCATAGTGAAATAATTAATAAAGAGATACTTTATTCAAAAAAAGAAAAAAAAAAAAGAACTTTTTTATATATAAAAAATTTAGATAGAGATGAAACAATATTTTTAACTTTTAAAAAATACGAAATATACGAAAGATTTAATTTAGAGAATAAAAAAACATACATATATTCGCATCATTTTTCACTAACAAAAGATATTTTCAAAAAAAATATAAAAAGTAATTATATATTTATAACAAATTTAGATAGAAATATGATAGAAAATATAACAAATAATAGTATATATATAGATAACAAAATGCTCGAAATAATATTTGATAAACTGTTAGAAGAACATAACTATAAAAAATCAGAACTAGAAAAAGAATATGAAATTTTATGAAATAAAAGTATAGATTTTATAAAAAACAAAGATTTATCGTCTTTATCATTAATATCTAATAAAATTTCAAAACTACAAAATTTAATAAAGATAAAAAATGTATTAAAATATACAATTAAAAACAATAAAATATATTTACCTTTTAGTTTTGATTTTAGAGGTAGACTATATTACGAATCAGAAATAAGCCCCACTTATTACAAAGAATTTAGATTCTGTTTAAATTTAGGTATGTATGAAAAACTAGAGAGCGAGTTTAATCCATTTAATGATGCTATAAATAATGAAATAAAAAAATATTTTTATAAAATAACAGAATTAAAAAAATATAAGCTAAACAGAAAAAAAGAATCAGTAAAAGTTTCTATAATTTGATTACTAATATCTTTAGGAGAAATTAGAAAAAAAATACTAGGTAAAGAAGTACATATTTCTAAATTCATAGACGAAGGGATTAAGGTACTTAATGAAGAAATAAATCTATTAGAGCACGATGTGTACGAAAGAATAGAAATAGAGTATATTAAAAATATAATAAAAGAAATAGATAAAAATATATACATAAAATGATTAATATCAAAAGACGCTACAGCTTCGGTTTATCAGCATTTAATAAAAACATGCGGATATACTGATAAAGAATATATGAAATGATGTAATTTAAATAGCAAAGACACGTGATATGATACTTATTCTTTTATAATAGAAAAATTTTTAGAGAAAAATAGTGTAAAATATAGAGATCTATTTAACAGAAAAAATTTGAAAAAAATAATGATGACGGAAAATTATGGAGCTAGTTTCTCGACATGTAAAAAATATTTTAACGAAAACATAGATAGAAATTTATATAATGAAGAAGAGTTAAACAAAGATTTAGAAAAATTTTATATATATATTTCAAAAAATAAAGATATGTTTAAAATAGATCTTGATTCAATATTAGATTTTTTTAGAAAAAATGATTATATAGTTTATTTAGATAACAAAAGTAAAGATATTATAGTATTAAAATATTATAGAGGATCTATAGATCAAAAAGAAATAAAATACAATAATAAGAGATACACTTATCAACATTTCGGTTTAGATTTAAATAAAATAGATAAAAAAAAAACAGAATCTTCTATAAAAGCTAACTATATACATACAATAGATGCTGCTTTAGTAAGATGAATTTTATCTAAGATAAAAATAATAACAATACATGATTGTTTTTTTATAGATTATTTAAATTTAACTTACTTAACAAGCTTAATAAACGAAGGAATGAGAATACAGTTTCATGAACTGAATGATGATAAAAATAAAGAAATTTTTTCTATTTTTATAGTAATATAAAAATACAGTTTATATAGTAGTGATTAAAATTAAAGAGTTATCAAAAGAACAATTAATAGAAACAGTTTTTCTTTTGGAAATGATATTCAGAAAAGAAATATCAGAAATTTTAAATAATTACGAAAAAAATAAAAATTTTTATTCTGATTTAGAAATACAACTAATAGAAAACAAAATAATAAATATAAAAATAAAAAAAAATTTTATAAAAAAAGAAAAAAAAGATAATATAACGGTTTACGAAAGCGAAAATGAAATAAAAATACATCATAAAACAGAAATAAATAAAGAAAAAATTTTAGAAATAATTAAAGAAAATAAAAATATATTTATAAAAGAAAAAAATAAAATAAAAAAAATAGAAAAAAAAGAAATAATATTAATGAAAAAAGATTTCGAAATAATAATAAAAAAATAGTATGAAGTATACAAAAAATATAATACTACCGATAAGATCTATCTTACCCAAAGAAGGTCAAAAGAAAAAAAAATAAAAAGAATGAAACGATAATATATAAAAGATTGTTAACTTAATATAAGTATATATGATTAAAACC